GGCAATTAGAGGGGATGCTGACCAGTACGTTTGGGCCGGTGCGAAGTGAGATGATCGCAAGTACGGAAATCACGAGGGCGGCCAGCCAGGGCGAGCAAATTGTGCTTGATCAGTTGCATGAGCAGGGGATCGAGATGGAGGCTACCTGGGAGACGAACGACGACGAACAAGTCTGTGACATTTGCGGCCCGCTGGACGGCACGAACGCGGATGAATTTGACAATGACGGGCAACCGCAATGGGGAGAAATGGGACCGCCTCCCGCGCACCCGCGCTGTAGATGTTGGTTTACGATTGGCTTTACGGAAAAAAAATGACCGTCACATTCAAACTCGAAGGATTGGAAAAGCTGCTCGCCAAATTGAAATCGCTTGAGGACTTGAAATTTCTCAAGGCAGTCATGCTCGCCGCAGGTGAGACGGTAAAGAAGCACATCGCCACATATCCGCCCGCGACAGAAGCCAACTCTCCACGAGGGCCGGGACTGAGTTGGTATCAGCGCGGGCAGGGCACGCATTACCAAAAGGTAGGTGGGGGAGAATCTATTTATAAAACGAGTGAGACGCTAGGGCGATCCTGGACTACAGAAGTCAAAGACAATGGAATGACGGTAGAGATTGGGGCGCACGCGAGTTACGCGCCTCACGTCCAGGATAAAGAAAGCCAGACGTGGTTTCACAAGGCGCGTGGCTGGTTGACAACGGATGATGTGATCGAACAGGATGGTCCGGCAATAACTCAACAACTTGCCGATGCGATTGAGGATAAATTGGCCGCGGAATATCGAACGGGCGAATGATGTGGTATAATGCCCATAATTAAATAAACTACTTGTAGGAACGGTTAGAGGCCAGAAATGGATTAACCTTAAAGGCAGGTAGCCAGCGTTAGACGAAGACAAAAACGTAAGCGCATTTATGGACCCTCCGGGTCCGCGAATGCGCTTTTTTGCGTTTATCAGGAGGTGAAAATGCCTTATACAAACTTAGACGAATCCCTCTGGGACAAAATGGATTCTTGCGTCGAGCAAGTCATGGCGCAAGGACATGAAAAAGAATCGGCCATTGCCATTTGTCATACCTCGCTCACGGAAGGCAAAGGATTACCCGATGGCCTGACATTTGTCTGGGATGCCGCTAAATTCGGAGCCAGGCACAGCGACACCGACCGCAAAATCATTAAAGACATCCATGCTAAGGCGCACGAAATTATGGGGCACGCGGAATCGCTTGGGCATGAGGTTGAGGAAGTAGGTTGGACGCCCAAGCCAGCCAAGAGCGCGGGTGATCTGCCTGAAGGATTATCGACCAGCGGTCTTATTTGCGCCGTCAAAGCCGCAGGGGATTGGGAGTTGGATGTCCTGGTTATTCCTTATGGGGGGCCAAGCACCAACCGGGGCAAAGATACAGACCAGGAATATTTTAGCCAACGCACGGAATTGTTCGCAGAGAAGTTTACAAATCCGCTCGTAACCTATTATCATGGCCTATCGCCTGACGGAAAACCGGATGGCAATTACGAGGTGATTGGTGAGGTACAAGGCAAGCCGCAGTCGAAAGCCGACGGTATTTGGTGGCGGATCATGCTAGATAAATCCAGTAAATTCGCCAAACGCATTTGGGAGGCCGCTCGTAAAGGCATGGCGGCAGCGTCATCGGGGAGCATTTCCCACCTGGTACGCACAGCCAAAGACGGCGAGATCCTAAAATGGCCTTTGGGGGAAATTGCCTTGATCGATACGGAAGGAAAGCGAAAGCCCGCAAATCATTTTGCGGTTGCATTGCCAGTGATGGCAAAACTATATAAAGACGCGGGAAGGTCACTTCCCGTTCTGCCTGAGGCTGAAGCGGTACTAGAGACAGGTGGGGAGCCTGTGGTCCCGGAGCCAGTGGCCACATTCAAAAGTAAAAAAGGAGTAATTGAAATGGACGAAAAAGATGTTGCAAAAATCGTGGCCGACGCGCTCGTAGAAGACCGCAAGGCGCAGGCCGCGGCCCTGGCTGCCGAGAAAGCAGAACAGGAAAAAATCGAAACGGCTGTGAAAGCCGCAAAAGCCGAATGGGAGGAAGAGGCAAAGAAATCCAACCGCCTGCCCTCCGATAAACGAGCTCCAGTAGTTGCCCAATTTGGCGAACTTTGGGCTTATGATAATCTCGAACCGGCCGACGCGGCTTTTGCCGTTGGACTGCTGGAAGAGGCGAAGGGCACGCGCGTGGGTGATGGGATTTGCTCCGGCGCGTCCGACGCGCTCAAGAAAGCAGCCGCCGTCAAGATGTTCGAAGACAAGACTGGCGCAGGCACGCATGCGCGCGGGGCTATGAAAGCCGCAGGATTTGCTGGGAAAACTTCCGATGAGGTTATGCACGCGGATCTTACTTCTTATGGCGCGGAGTGGGTGGGGGTTGCTTATTCGACCGCTCTTTGGGAAGCGATCCGGTTGAATACTTTCCTGCTGGGCAAAATGCCCAACCAGATCGAAGTGCCCCAGGGACTTCCCGCCGTTTATCTGCCTCTCGAATCAACCGATCCTGTTTGGTATACCGTGACCGAGAACAGCGAGATTGATGACACCTCTGGCAATCCGATTGCCAAGGTGACCTCTTCACAGTTTACAACCGCACGCGTCCAGCTCACTTTGAAGAAATTGGGTTGCCGTGTTCTGTGGTCGGGTGAACTCGAAGAGGATTCATTGATCCCCTTCGTTTCTCAATTGCGCAAGCAGATGACTGTTTCGGGTGCTGAATACCTGGAGCACGCCTTGATCGATGGCGATACCGAAACTGGTTCGGGTTCGAATATCAATAACAATAGTGGTGTAATCACGACCGGCGCGGCTTACCTGGTATTCAACGGTTTCCGCAAGTCTGCACTTGTGACCACACCGGCTAATAGCCGGGCGGCTGGCGCTCTGTCTGTCGAGGATTATCTGGAAACCTTGAAACTCATGGGCACTGCCGGGATCAACGCGATGGATCAATCAAAGGTCTTCTTCCTTCAGGACGTAAATACCAATTGGAAATCGTTGGAGCTTCCCGAAGTGAAGACCCGCGACGTATATTCTCAACCGACTGTCGAAGGCGGAAAGCTCAATTCGATTTGGGGCTATCCGGTTTATACCAGCCCCCAGATGCACCGGGCCGCGACCGCAAGCCGCAAATGTGACTCAGCTGGTTATGTTGATGCCACCACGGTTGCCAACAACCTGTATGGCGCGATCCTGGCTGTACGCCCCGACCAGTGGACATTTGGCTGGCGCAGGCGCATGACCCTGGAAACAACCCGCATTGCGAACGCAGACACGACTGAAATCGTGGCCTGGATGCGCTGCGGATTGATCCAGCGTGATACTGAGGCCTCGGCCATCAGTTACGGGATTATCGTTTAGTGGACAAATTTAGTCCAAATTGACAATCAAACTTTCTGGATGAGGGTCGGCTAGTAACCGACCCTCGGAGGACAAAAAAATGACTAGACCTTATATCATGCGAAAGGGTGTTTCGACGCTCAATGACCTGGTTGACGGATATTCCGCGATCATGGCCGTGGCAAAAAACGTCTATCACGTTGACCAAGTGCACGAAAACGCCAGCGATAGTAACAACGGCGATGATCCCAACAAGCCGCTCGCGACCATCGCAAAAGGTTATGAACGTTGCAATACGGCTGGTGATACGGATGTCATCTTCATCAAAGGGGCTGACCGGTATCGAGAGAACGAATTGGTTTGCGAGAAAGACAACGTGCAATTCATCGGCGCAGGCTGGGGGGTCCAATGGAATCGCACCAGTTCACAAACCGGGGATTACGTGCTCAAGGTTCATGGCGTTGGCGGTGTTGGGTTATATAATCTGCATTTATCCGGCCAGGATTTGACAGAGGATGTGATCTATTGGGGCGAAGGAACGACCGGCGATGCTCCATCATTCGGTGTGATTCAAAACTGCCTGATTAGTGCTGCCTGGTGGACCGCTACACCCGCTGGTACAACCAAAGGATTAACTTTGGTTTCCCCGACCTTTATGAGGATCCAGGATAACTTTATCTACGCTTGCGGTACTGGCATAGATATTCAGGACGGATCAGAGAAAACCTCACACGGTCTCATAATCGAGCACAACAAAATTTGCTGTGGTTCTTATGGTATCCGTTGGTACGCGGGTTATGGTTATACCTCAGTTATTGAAGATAATACCATTTGGGACTGGTCATCGACCGTCAATATGACTTATGGAATCAGTCTATCCCTTAATACGGGAGGTGTTTTGGTAACCGATAATAAGATTGGTTGTCTTGCGCCCGCGTATGATTCAGGTGATACAAACTATTGGGTCCACAATAAGATTCGCAATGCAGAAGCAGAAAGCGAAGCTTTTGCCGCCACCATAGAAGATTGGTGCTAATTGTATGAAAATCCTGGCAATCGCAGGCTCGGCAATTGATACACGTTATAACGTTCCCGACGACATGGAAAGATGGGCGTTCAATGAGTTCGCTTGTTGTCATCCTGTCAATTTGGGAGCAGTGTTTCAGATGCACCCACCTGACGTTTACCGGGATTTAGACAATCCGAAAGATGAAGATCATTGGGCGTGGCTGAGGCAGGAACATGAGTTCCCTATTTATATGCAGGAAGTTGACCCAGAAGTGCCTGCCTCAGTCCGCTACCCAATCGAAGAAGTCCGTAAACTGCTATTCGGTTTGACATTTGAAAGCCAACCGATTGATCTGTTTCTAAGCAGCTTTGATTATGCAATGGCCCTGGCTATCCTTCAGGGTTATGAATTAATCAAAATTTATGGCGTCGAGATGCGTGGCAAATATGAAGACATGCGCCTGGGTTGTGGATTATGGACTGGGCTTGCTTTAGGCCATGGCGTAAAGATTGATTGGCGATGCGGCGCTCAGATGTATGTCCGCAAATTATATGGCTATGAAGAGTTTATCCGAACTATTCCGGTCAATTGGATACCATATGAAATACCAGGAAGGAAACTGAATGATCCAATTTCTGAGAAATTATAAGGGGCATTTGACTCTTGGTAACGAATACAAGATAGGCGAGCAAGCCACATTTCACGATTATGTGGAGACGCTTTTGGTAAAAAAAGGTATTGCCGGATATCCCAAAAGCGATGAGCCATTACCAGAAGAGACCGCGCCTGCTCTGCCAGTAACAAGACGGTACACCCGAACAAAACAAAAAGGAGCACACTAAATGGGTAAACCATATACACAATCTCTAGCACTTCAAAGTGCCGCGGCCGCGACCGGCAACGGAACGGCTATGGATGTTTCTGGCTATTCTGCCCTTGCAGTGCAAGTGACAGGCACATTTGTTGCCACCATAACCTTCGAGGGTACGGTAGATGGATCAACCTGGGTAGCAATCCAGGGAATTAATTATAATGATGGTCATTTAGCTAGTACTGCAACCGCAGCAGGATTATTCTATATTCCCATAGCGGGGCTTGAGTTATTCCGTGCCCGTGTAACCTGGACAAGCGGAACAAGTGTGACTACTGTTGCCCGTGCTATTATTGGGGCTGGTCCAGTTCCTTATGTGGTACCGACATGAGCTTGATCAATGGCTATGTAACGTTGGCTGAGTTCAAATCGCAACACGGCGGGATTTCATCGACCAATACGGCGGACGATGGCGTAATAAACCTTATTTTGGAGGCGGCGTCGCGTGAAATTGAAACACAAATAAGCGGACGTACTTGCTATCCAAGAATTGAAACACGCCGATTCGACAAGCCTGACAAGCGGCAACTGGATCTGGATGACGACCTGTTGGAAGTCATTACGCTCACCAACGGTGACGATTCCACGCTTGCCGCGACGGAATATAATCTTACACCAAAGAATATCTCGCCCGCGTACGCGATCAAGCTCAAAGCAGCCAGCACGTATTATTGGACGATGGACGATGACGGCAACATCGAGGATGTGATCGATGTTTTGGGTATTTGGGGCTACCACGATCGCTATACACAGCGCGCCTGGCTGACCGGTGGTACGGTCAACGAAACGCTTACCGCCAGTGATCTGACGATTACTATGAGCAGCGGATCGTTATTTGCCGCCGGGCAGATCATCCGCATGGAGAGCGAGCTGTGCATCATATCTTCGGTATCCGAGGCTGCCGTGACCGTACTCAAACGCGGTGACAATGGCAGCACAGCCGCGGCGCACGCCCAAACGACCACTGTTGTTTATATCTGGCAACCGATGACCCAGGTCAAGCAGGCTGTCTATGAGATGGCAACTGGAGCTTATGGGCGCCGGACAGGCCAGAATATGGCCGACGTGTCATCTATCGCGGCGGGAGGCATGGTCATAACCCCTCGCGATATCCCCGCCTGGGCGTGGCGAGAGATTATCAACCTGAGAAAAAGATATTGATGAGTCACTTTTCCTTTCGAAAAGTGTGGATTGAAACGAGAAAGAGGCATTGATTGAAAAAGCAATACAACGTTATGTTAGCCCGCTTCCCGTTCGGATTGGTGGAACGCTCGGAGTGCGTCGATTGGCTCATGGCAACTGCCATGAATATGCAGAACGATCCGCGGATTGCCAAATTGAGCGTATGGTGTCAATTCCAGGTTCCGGTGACAACGGCGCGCAATTTGTGCGTCAGGGAAGCGCTTGAACGAGATATTGATATTATCCTCATGGTCGATAATGACATGGGTCCAGATCGGGGCGGCGGCACTGATAAATTCTGGCCGCGCGCCCTGGAATTTATCAAAAGTCGTTGGGATGTTTGTCCAACTGTCATCGGCGCGGCTTATTGCGGCAAGCCTCCTGAATATGCCATCAACGCCTTTCGCTGGCGGGCGCGCGATCCTGAATTTCCATATATCAAAATTTTCTATCGGGAGGAAGCTGCCGACCGCGTTGGGTCGGGTTATGAGGCCGTAGCAGCCATGGGAACGGGGCTTGTGGCAATCGATACCCGGATATTCACCGGTTTCGAAGGATATAAACTACCCCATCCTTATTTTTACTATGAATACAACGAGGATGAAAGCAAGGTGATTTCGACTGAGGACATGGTTTTTACCAGGAATGTCAATGAGATATTCCGCGAAGTTGCGCCGGTCGTGTTCTGTGATTGGAATGCTTGGGCAAGCCATCTGAAAATCCAGGAAATCATGCGCCCGGTCAATCCCAAATCGCCGGAATTATTCCGTGTATTCCGGCGCGAAGCCGAGGAGAAAGTACGACAGGAGGCGGCGGATGGCCTTAGCCCTGGCAACGGTAGCAAATAGTATCGAGGCACTTACCATCACGGGATTGACCATCTACGATTTGGATAACGTTCCGGCCTCTGTCGATGTGCGCACGACCGCCGCGCTTGTGCCGTTGTCCGATTATGTGACAGGTTTTATCCTCGCGCATGACACTTTCGGCGCAGGGAATACGGCAGAAATGACGGTGACTTATACAGTCAATTATCGCCTTTTCTATAGCATCTACGGCGCGGGCCGGACAGACCTTCTTGAAAAGCAGGCCGGATTGATTGCCATGGTAGCGGCTATTTGGGATTCGGTAATTACCAATGACAGCCTGACCGGATGCGTCAACATCGAACCGGTGGGCGTGACAGGGATCGGAATCGTGATGGATCCGACCAATCATGAATTTTTGGGATGTAATATGAGCTTTACAGTTATGGAGTTTGTGAATTAGGAGAATTTTATGACGGGGCGAACGACACCTAGATGGATAAGGGTTTATGGCAATGGCTACAATCTGAGCGGATACACGCGTACGATCGGCCCATTGACCTGGACATATGACGAAGCGGAGGGCACATGTCTGAGCGATGCGGCTAAAGGCTATCTACCGGATGGGGTGCTGATTACGCCGGGTACGCTAAATGGCGTCCTGGACAATACCGCCACGAGTGGACTACATGCCCTGGCCAAAGGGGCCAATACTGTGTGGGATTTGATGGTCAGCATTGGCAGCCGGGCTGTCCCCACGATGGGAGATCCGGCGTTTATCTGTAAGGCGATACAGAACGCCTATCATGCCGAAGGCGGAGGCGGATTTGCGACCGTATCCATTCCTTTCGGAGCATGGGATACGAATGACCCGCAAACCCTAAACCGTGTGCCGTGGGGTATTTTGCTCAATGCAGATACCGCCAGAACCGCCGCCAATACCTCGAATGGCACGGATAGCGGAGTAATTACCACCGATTTGGGCGGCTATCTGGCTTATCAGATTACTGCTTATGGAGGGACGGGGACAACTTTGCTCAAGGTGCAGGATTGCGATACCGTTGGCGGGACTTATACCGATATTACAGGAGCCACTACGGGCGCGATCGCGCATACGTCGATGCCTTGCGCGGGGATTGTAGAACTATCGGCTACTCAAACCGTCAGACAATTCTGGAGATGGCAATTGGTTTTCGTGACGATGACAAGTCTAACCTTTTCTCTAGCCTTCTGCAGAGGCCGATAAAAACCGAAACAATTTAACACATAAGGAGAATAAATTATGGCAATTCAGACGGG